CGCAAGTTCTGTCTATTAGGGCAATTTCCTAAAGTCAGGACGTATGAGCGATTTGGTAAGGAAGAAAAGACTTACGATCTTGTTGGCCGTATTCATATGGACTACTTGCAACTCTATAAGAAGTACAACTATGAATCTCGCCACAGTTATTCACTTGACTCTATTGGCGAATACGAATTAGGTGAACGCAAGACTCAGTATGAAGGCACACTTGATCAGTTGTATAACAAAGACTTCAAGACCTTTGTAGAATATAACAGACAAGATACGATGCTTGTCGTGAAGATTCACGATAAGCTGAGGTTCCTTGATCTTGCTAATGCACTGGCGCATGAGAACAGCGTATTGCTGCCGACTGTTATGGGTTCGGTGGCGATGATTGAGATGGCGATCTTCAATGAAGCACACGCTCGTGGAATGATCGTTCCTGACAAGCAACGCAAACAATCTTATGGGGATGAGCAACAAGCAGCAGGTGCATATGTCCTGCCACCTAAGGTCGGAATGCATGAATATCCGGGAGCAGTTGATATCAACTCGCTGTATCCATCTGATATCCGTGCATTGAATATGTCTCCGGAAACTATCGTAGCACAGGTTCGTCAGACTCTAACTGATCAATATATGTATGAGAAGAGCCTGAAGCTTGCTAAAGAGAAGCGCAAGAAGAAGAACGGTGATGATGCGGAAGCAGTGACTGGTTCTGTTCTATGGGAAAATCTATTTGGTTCTCTAGAATATACTGCTATCATGAACCAAGAACGCGGCACATTGCTCACTGTTGACTATGAAGATGGTCGCAGTGTAGAGATGACCGCTGCTGAAATCTGGAAGATGGTGTTTGATAGTAACAAACCGCTGATACTATCCGCTAATGGTACGATCTTTACATATGAGAAAGAAGGGGTCATTCCTGGACTTCTGACGAGATGGTATACAGAACGAAAAGCCCTACAGAAACAAGCTAAAGAAGCATATGGCACTGATATGTACGAATATTACGATAAGCGTCAGCTTGTGCGTAAGATTCTGTTGAACTCAGCGTATGGCGCACTTCTGAACGAACACTGCCGATTCTATGATAAGCGCATAGGTCAATCTGTTACCCTGTCTGGTCGTCAGATCGTGAAACATATGATGAGCCAGATCAATGAGATCATCGCAGGTGAATATAAACACGACGGTGAAGCGATTATTTACGGTGATAGTGTAACCGGAGATTCCGTTATTAGAACGGGCGACGGCGACAAAACTATTGAAGAGTTATTCAATGAGTGTCTAGAACATTCAGTTGTCGGAGAAAAAGAATATGGAGTTTGGAATGAGAATTCTGTTCTTGGATTTAACTCGTATGAGATGGAGCCAGTCAGTGCCAAAATAAACTATGTAATGCGGCACAAAACTAAAAAGAAGTTGTATCGCATAACGACGGAAAACGGAAAACAAATCACTGTTACTGAAGATCATAGCATCATGGTTGATAGAAATGGGTTCTTGATTGAATGCAAGCCCAATGAGATTCTTGAGACTGATGGAATTATTACTTTTGTTCCGTGAATGATAAATATATGATGATAGGAGTATCGCCATATGATAACATGCTTAGAATGCGGTTTCGTTACCGGAAGACTACAATGGACACATTTTAAATATAAATGTACTGGAAGATTTAACAATAGTAAGGAATATCTTGCCGTATATCCAACGGCGGATATAGTATCACCGGAAGTCTCAGCTAAAACATCTGTCACCAAAAATAAACTGATAGAGAAATACGGTGAAGAGGAAGGACTACTGCGATGGAATCAATATCGGGAAAAACAAGCGACCTCAAACTCGTTTGAATATAAACAGCAGAAACTCGGCTGGAATAAAGAACAATTTGATTCGTATAATAAATCTCGCGCTATCACGCTGAAAGGAATGATAGAAAAGTATGGAGAATTAGATGGCATTTCTAGATGGGAGTCATATTGCAACCAGCAAGCATACTCAAATACGCTGGAATATTTCGTTGAGAAACATGGAAGAACTGATGGAATCAAAAGATTCCTGACCTACAACAAACAGAAGGGTTCTTCAAATGATCCTGTTGCAGTTTCTAAACGAATGGGCATTTCAGTTGATGAGGCAGTTGATTTGATCATTACTCGTTACAATAAAGATGACAAAAGATGGTCAAGTGAGTTGGAACGAGAATTCACTACTATGCTTGAAGAGAAACATGGAAAGCTAGAACGGACCTCATTCTCCAGTCCGTTTGGCAAATGGTCTCATTATTTGAACGGATATGTAATTTACGACATCAAACACGATGATTGTATCATTGAATTTAATGGAGATTATTGGCATGCCAATCCTAGCTTATATCAAGACGAAGCGGTTATTCGCGGTAAAAAAGCGAAGGATATACAAAAACGTGACGAACTCAAACTAAAAACAGTCACTGATCTCGGATTCAGAACCTTAGTTGTCTGGGAATCCGATTTCAGAGCAGATAAAGAACAAACCATTAAGGAGGTTATTATATGGATGCAGAATGGACCACAGTAGCTAAGATAGAATGCTTGGGCGAGGTAGATGATTATGTGTATGATTTAAGCATTGAGGATCAAGATCCATTTTTCTTTGCCAACGACATACTGGTACACAATACCGACTCGTGTTATTTCTCTGCCTATGCTATCCTAAAGGAACAGATTGATAAGGGTGAGGTGGAATGGTCTAAGGAGATGTGCATAGAACTCTATGATAACATCGCAGATCAGACAAATGCCAGCTTCCCTGCGTTCATGGAGAAGTCATTCCATTGTCCAAGAAAGAACGGTGACATCATCAAGGCTGGGCGTGAACTCATCGGTGAGCGTTCTATCTTCATCACTAAGAAGCGTTATGCTATCAATATCTTTGATAAAGAAGGCAAACGCAAAGATGTGAATGGCAAGAACGGTGAGATCAAAGCGATGGGTCTTGACCTCAAGCGAGCAGATACTCCTAAGTATGTTCAAGAGTTTCTAATGGAAATTCTCGTCATGGTCCTCGGAGGTAAGCAACGCGATGAAGTCATTGAAAAGATCAAGGAGTTCAAGAATCATCTATCCCAACAAGATTCTTGGACTAAGGGTTCACCTAAGTCTGTCAATAATCTGACGAACCATACTATCAAGTTTGAGAAGACTGGCGTGTGTTCAGTTGGTCATGCGAGAGCAGCAATTAACTATAACTATTTGCGTAAGATGAACAGTGACAACTATAGCCAGAAGATCGTTGACGGCATGAAGGTCATCGTCTGCAAGCTACGAACTAACGCATTAGGGTTTACTTCAATCGCATATCCTACAGATGAACTCCGTCTTCCACAATGGTTCCTTGATCTACCATTTGATGACAAGGATATGGAAAGGATTCTCGTAGATGAGAAGATTGATAATCTCTTGTCAGTGTTGAACTGGGATATTCGTAGTAATACTGATACAAATTCAACCTTTGATGAATTATTCAGTTTCGGTTAAACAGACTGTTGACCTTTACAATAATTTTTGTTACTATACATCATAAACCTAAATACACTAACAAACAAAGGAAAACATATGAAAGATAATTTACTAGACCTAATCCATCATACACAAGGACTTGGCGTCATTGAACTCGTCAAGGTTGAAGGGACTGATGAAGAGACTAAGGTTTCTGCACTTGCAGAAGACAAGTCAGTGATTGTCCATGGTACATTCAACACTCCGCTCGCAGATTTTATCGGTGTGTTCGGTATGCCTAATCTATCTAAACTTAAGACAATCCTTAGCTTTGATGATTATGATGAGACTTCTACTATCAATGTCACCCGCACAGAAGATGTACCGACATCTGTTCACTTTGAGACTAAGACAGGTGACTTCGTTAATGACTATCGGTTGATGGCTAGGGTCATTGTTGAAGATAAGGTAAAGTCTGTCTCCTTTAAGGGTGCAACTTGGAATGTAGAATTTGAACCAACTAATGCTGGTATCATGCGTCTAAAGAAGCAGGCTCAGGCTAATAGTGAAGAAGTTAACTTTACTGTCAAGACTGATAAGGGTGATTTGAAGATTTTCTTCGGTGATCACTCTACGCACTCTGGAAACTTCGTGTTTCATACAGGAGTGAGTGGTACGCTTTCTAAGAACTGGCAATGGCCCGTAAAGGTATTTCTTGCTATCATGGATCTTCCTGGTGACAAGATTGTCCGAATCAGTGATCAGGGTGCTGCCGAGATTACTGTTGACAGCGGTCTTGCGACTTATCGTTATCTCTTGCCCGCCCAATCCAAATAGATTAGGAGCTATAGATCATAAAAGCAAAGAGAAAGCCTTGATCTACTGAGGCTTTCTCTTTAGCTAAATTTTTTTCTTCATCTATTTTAAAAGTCCAGGTAGATTTTACTTCAACTATCTGATTTTTACTAATTATGTAAATATCGGGGAAATATATGCGTTTCTTTCCATCGTATACATATGTTATCTTGGGGGTTTGTGAAGATCCAATTAATAGGTCATCTTCACCGTATATAGGCAGTAACTCATCTAGCGCGCGGTCTTCATATCCTTGAATATTAACTTGTTTTCCGGAAGGTAATGTATATTTGCGTGTTTTAAATTTCTGTTGTTTAGCTTGAATTTCAGGAACTTGACTTATGTGGCACCCGTATTTTTTCTGCCAAGCCAATGCTATATTATCTATTCTAGATTGGCGCCTACTTGGATCAGACCAATCTTGTTTTAACCGATCTATTCCTTCTGTGCTAGCAAAGTAATTTTCAGCTCCATATCGTTCTAGAACGGTTGCCTTGATCTTATCTTGTATTTCGGCTGATTTAGCCGGATTACCAACTCCATATTTTTTAAGCCAGGTGTTCTTTCGCTTTTGGTTAGATTCGCTATTTTTGTTTGCTGCTCCTCTTTTAGAAAACATAAAATATTTTGATCCAAACCATCTTGCCGGCCGCCCAGTATCAATCGTTAATACTATTTCTAATTTATCATTTAGTATATGCCAACATCTTTGTTTTGGAGTAGCACTCGCTGGCAAAAAAGAAGTAATAGAGACTATTTCGGCCCATAATTCAGGATTGTTTTTTCTAACCACCGCGTTGCTCCGGTGTTGTTATATCCGTTTTTGTATCCTGATAAATATTGTTCTATGGATGAACGTATGGTATAAATATTCATGCTGATGTTTCCTTTTGCTAGCATTAGAGTAGTTGGAGATGGCCGTCTCGCGAACTACACTTTTATTTAGTCCGTTTTCATTGACTTCTTAAACATAAAGATATATCATAATAATATGACTGATTTAACATCACGGAAGGCATACTACGAAAGAAAGAGAAATGGACAAGAAGAACTTAAGTAATAATGTATATGGTCCGAATGGGGAAATTAACCAAGCCTTATTTTTGCCAGCAGTCTCGTCTTTCTTCATTGCAGGCTTAGGCAAGCAGCGGGAAGGTGAACAATATTTTGACGCAGCGAGAATACCTGCTGCGTTCAACGGTGATGTTGAGAAGTTAAACTTTCTAAATGGTAAACAAGGCTTGTACACCTACAAGTGGGGACTCTATTCTGCTGGTCACGCTAACCTAGATATCACGAAGGATGATCATAACGAATCAATCATTCGTAAGCGTGATCGCAAGAACACGTTTCTTTTAGCAGATTCAGGTGGATTTCAGATCCTAAAGTGCCAGTGGCCTGCTGATTGGAAAGACCCCAACTGCCCCCGTGCCATGAAGAAACGCCGGCAGGTATTGAAGTGGATGGATGACACTGCTGACTACGGTATGTGTCTGGATATCCCTTCACAGTCGTTGACAACTTATCACATCCAAGATAAGAAGACCGGTACGTCTGCTCATGGTATCAGCACGATTGAAGAAGCAATCACTGCAACTCATATCAATAACGAGTATTTCGTCGCTAATCGTGATGGTCGTTGTAAGTTTCTGAATGTATTACAAGGTCGCAATCATAAGCAATCTGATGATTGGTATGAAGAGATGAAGAAGTATTGCGACACCAATGTCTATGGTGACAAAGCCTTCAATGGTTGGGCTTTCGGAGGACAGAATAAGATTGATGTCCACTTAATGCTCAAGCGTCTGGTAGGTATCATCCATGATGGTTATCTTGAAGAAGGTAAACACGATCTTATTCACTGCCTTGGCACTTCTATCATGGAATATGCTGTAATCTTCTCTGATATACAAAAGGCTATCCGTAAATATCACAATCCTAAGTTCCAGATCACATTTGACTGTGCTTCTCCGTTTTTTGCTGCTGCTAAAGGTCTTGCTTATAATAATAACACATTTGAGCATGACACTAAGTGGAGTTATTCAATGGAGAAGACTGCCGAAAATAAAGATTATGCAACTGATACACGCAAGTTTAGTGATGCTGTATTGCAGGACGGCATTCATAAGGTATTCACCGATAGTCCGGTGACAGACCTAATGGTGATGAAGGACCTTTGCTACCGAGGAAAAGGATTCTTAGGGCAACACGGCAAGGAGACCAAAACAAGTTGGGATACACTCAGCTACACTCTCATCCAAGCACACAATGTGTATCAACACATAATTGCAGTTCAAGAAGCTAATCGCAGATATGAACAACGCATCCTACCCCGAATGACCTTTCATCCTCTAGATGGTTATACTTTTGGTGAAGTAGTTGACAAAATATTTGCACTTAAGGATAGACAAGCGAGCCTAGACATGATAGAGTCATATAGTAAGTTTTGGACACAGATGAAAGCAGGTCAAGGATTCTCAGGTAAAAAAACGATCAATGCATATTCACAATTTGACGAACTATATTGAAGGATTAATTATTGAAAATGACCCGTGACTATTTGCGAATGATATCCATCCTAGAAGTAGAACTCTCTGTCCTTGATGCACAGATTGAATCTGGAATGGGCACTTCACAGGATTTAGGAAGACATATGCTCATTAGAGAGCAAATTAGGGAATTAAAACACTTGCATAATCGGTTGGAGTATGATACATTTGAATCATATGAATACGATGAATGAGGATATCATGTTAGAACAACAAGCACAGGCACAAGCAGAAAAGCGTCAACGCATTAAAGATAAAGCAATGCGTACAATTTTTGTAAAATTTCAAAAAGAAGGTATTCATAAGTACCCGGCAGCAGCAACAGACCCAGCACTTGCTACAGGTGATGAGTATGATGTTAGCTTTTTAGCTACTCCACATCGGCACATATTTCATTTTGAAGTGACGATTGAAGTAGAACATTCGGACCGAGCAATTGAATTTATTCAATTTAAGAGATGGCTAGAGAATCAATATTCTCAAAACATTCTTTTATTAGATTATAAAAGTTGTGAGATGATTGCGGAAGACCTATATGAAGTAATTGCTACGCGGTACCCCGATAGAACAATTCATATTGAAGTAAGTGAAGATAATGAAAATGGAGCAAGATTGATGTTTACTGCCTCATAAAGGTCTTGTAATGTAATAGAACATTTAGTTCTTTTAGTTCTATTTGCTTTCTTAGGTAGCAATTCTAAATTCATATAATGTCCTATTACTTCAGGTGGTATTCCCTGAATAAATCCTTCAGTTTTACTAAACTTATGATCTAGCTCATACTCGCTTCCTCGTATGAGATTGTCTGGATTAATTTGATCGTGACAATGCTTCCAACTTAAATTAGTATAATTAGTAACTTGTTCTTGGTACAACTCCCATTGAGTTTTTAATTCTTTTGGAGTTGCTAATCCTAGTTTAATTTTAGTGTTAGATGCTTGTTTATATGACTCTGGATTTCTTCTTTGGGCCTTTTCTGTTTGTAGATTTTTTGCCGAATCAGTATGAGCCTTGTTGAACATCGGATTTTTGTCACCGTAATGTCCTCCACGCTCTTTTACTTTTTTAGAAATCTTTTCGCCTTTGGCTCTAACCCACTCTAAATCAGTGTGTAACTCTTTCAATCTTTTATTACCAGACTCACTCATTTTCTTCATATGTTTTGTACGGTCTTCTACTGTGGTGCGTTGTTTTCTACTATTTTCTGCTTTCTCAATAAAACCAGAACATTGAGTAATTTTCTCAGTACAACGGGCAATCTTAGTATTAACACTCACCCAATTAGCTTGCTTACCGCAATAAAAACATATATCATTGCATGTGGGGTTGAATATTTTAGGCATAGTTCAATCTCTCTTTCATCATGTATTTATGCCGAAACAACAATTTTACAACAACATCGCTATTTAAAGGAAAACTAAAATGGTAAATCAGGAAGTGAAGTCAAATCCCCGCGTCATCCGTATCTTTGATGACCTTGACGAATATCGTAATTTTTGTAGGGATTACGGTTACAGGTTTGATGAGAAGGATCTGTATAACTCTAAGAGTTATGTTTACAGGCAATTTCAGAAGTTGCTCTCAGGGAAGCCTGCAAAGAATCAGTGGGAGATTGATCTGGCTAAGTTTAAAGAAGAAGCTGCTATGGCTCCAGTGAGTCGCAGGCGCGCATAATGAGAAAATTATGGTATTGTGGTTTAGAGCCTTATAATGCTCGTTACACGCTTCAACTGACTGATTGGAATACTGAGGTATTTGATCGTCGCGGCATTGATTATGTCATTGTGCCAGGCGATACGCTTGATGATAGCAAGGCCATCGTGACTGGTCAAGTGCTTGATGCTCATGGTCGCTCGTATTATAGCCTAAGCCAGATGATGCGTCTCGTGAAGTTGATGCGTTGAAAGCAGAAAACGAACGACTGTTTGCCTCTATGCTTACTATGGCATTAGATGAAGAAGTAAGAAAGGCTAATGAGAAATAAATGTTTTAGGCATACGGCGTATGTAAACATTAGCTCTTGGAATGAATCCATTTTTCTTTTGTATACAGACGCGAATAGTTTCCCAGTCTTTTCGTTCTAATCGCGTAAGAACATTTACCTTACCTTTGATATATTCAACAGTTCCGTCAGCAAACTTTAATTCATAATACCACATGGCATTAAATTTCATAGATTCTGATTTGGGCATGCCTAATCTAACTTTAGACATACGCTGTTTTGTGATGTCAGACGCAGGAGCAATGTTATAAAAATTAGACCCGCCGTTATGAGCATTGATCCACATAAGATTAGATCTTGCGTCTATCTTATGGAGGAATCTAGATTCCCATTCTCTACATTCAGAAACTGTAGTAAAAGTTTTACGGATACTAACTGTAAAAGCATCAATGCCGTCTTGTGTAATAAGTT